GAAACTTTAGATTAACTCAAGCAGATGGTTCAAGTTATACAATTTCAGCTACTTCTTATGATGTACCTGAATGGGGTGAAAGACAAGTTGGAGATTTAAATAGTGCTCCTAACCCATCTTTTGTTGACACAAAAATAAAAGATATTTTCTTTCATAGTAATAGATTGGGTTTATTAGCAGATGAAAATGTAATTTTATCAAGAGCTAGTGAGTATTTTGAATTTTTTGCTGAAACAGTTACGGATGTTTTAGATACGGATGTTATTGATATAAATGTCAGTCACACAAAAGTTAGTTTATTAAAAAATGCAATTCCATTTAATACTAATTTATTAATCTTTTCTGACCAGACACAATTTCTTTTATCTGGTGGAACTTCATTAACACCTTCAAATGTGGCTGTTGATGTAGCAACTGAATATGAAGCTTTAGATTCAGTTAAACCTGTTGGCTCAGGAAGTAATGTTTTCTTCGGATTCAACAAAGGTGAATTTACTGGTTTAAGAGAATATTACGTAGAGTCGGATGGTGAAACAAATGAAGGAGAAGATATTACAGCGAACATACCAAAATATATTCCTTCAAGTGTTTTTAAATTTGCTATTGCATCTAATGAAAATGTTTTAGTTGCTTTAAGTTCTAAATCTACAGACGTTAATGCGTTATATGTTTATCAATGGTTTTATGCAGATAACAAAAGATTACAAAGTGCTTGGCATCGCTGGTCATTCGGAACAACTTCTAATGTAACAATTCTAAATGTTGATTTTATCGGAACTGATTTATATTTATTAATAGAAAGGTCTGATGGCGTTTACATCGAAACTATTGATGTTGCACCTGCTACAGTAGATGCTTCTGCTAGTTATTTAACTCATTTAGATAGGAAAATCACCAATTCTACATCAGGTGTAAGTGAAAGTTATAATGCTGGTACTGACCAGACTACAATAACCATTCCTTATGCGATTGATAATACAATGAAATTAGTTGGAGCTTCAACCGCATCCAATACAGCCGGAACGAATATTACTTTAGTTTCAGCAACAGGAACTTCGATTGTCGTAAGTGGAGACATTACTAGCTATGATTTCTTTATGGGAGAACAATATACTTTTACTTATACATTCTCTCAACAATATATGGCTCTTGGAGACCAGTACGCTTCAGGTTCACGGACAAGAATAAAAGATGGCCGATTACAAATACGTAATTGGACTGTCAGTTATAACGATACATCTTATTTTCAAGCAATCGTAACTCCAGTCGCTAGAGATGCTTCGACAACAACATTTACAGGAACAGTTGTAGGAAGTGGTTTAGCAGGCCGAGTTAATCTTGAAGATGGAGATTATGAATTTTCAGTATTAAGTAGGAATGAAGGTTTAACTGTTTCACTTACAAACGACAGTCACTTACCTTCAAATTTTGTAAATGCAGAATGGCAAGGTTATTATACGAAGCCAGCTTAAACCTCATTTAAGAGTAGCAACAGAAGAGGACTGTATTTATTTATCTAAAAGATTAAGAAAAGAAGATTATCAAGAAATAAAAGCAGTTTCAGGTTTATCACCTCTAATTAGTTTATTAATAGGATTAGAAATAAGTGACGTACCTTTAGTCATTTGTAATAAAAAGAATAAACCAGTAGCTATGCTTGGTGTCGTACCTCAAGGACTCTTCGGAGCAATATGGATGGTAGGCACGGAAGATTTAAAGAAAATAAGTTTAAGTTTTATAAAAAATTGTAAAGGAGTGTGTGATGTCCTTCAAAAAGATTATCAACTTCTTAATAATTTTGTAGATGCTCGTAACACTTTGCATATTCAATGGTTGCGGTGGATGGGCTTCTCTTTCATTAACAAACATCAACGATACGGAATAGAACGTAGATTATTCTACGAATTTGTAAAAATATAATGTGTAGTCCAACTTTAGCAGTAGCGGCTTTATCTGCTGGTATGCAATACCAACAGGCTATTACACAACAAAAAATTGAAGAAGAACGAGCAAAAAGACAAAATAAAATTGCTTTAGCTAATTTACAATATAGAAGAAAAGCATCAGCTTTAAAATTAAGACAATCTACTGAAAAGAATTTATCAAAATTAAAAAAAGCTGAAGAATTAATTAGAAGAAGAAAAGCTACAGTTATTGCTGGTAAAACTTTTACAGGAAATACTTATAATCTTTTATTAGCTAATTATTATAGAAATGAAGCAGATTATAGAAATACTGTATTAGGAAATATTCAGAAAAATAAATTTCAGTTTGACCAGACACAAACAGCTTTAACAACTCAATATGATGCTCAAGCTACTTATACAGTAGCACCGGATTATCTTTATACAGCAGGAGCTTCATCATTAGCTTTTGCTAAAGATTATTATGATTACAAAGCTAAGAAGAACGCAAATAACGTAAATGATGATTATTATGATTATCAATACGATAATACAGGAACAATGGAAACATAATGGCTAAAAGACTTAAAGACCCATCTCCATATTTAAATAGAGTAACTGGTGCAGAACGAGAAGTTGTCTCTCAAGATTACAATTTATTCTACAAACCTGATGCAAAACCTATGAATAAGGCTGTAAATTCGTTGATAGTATCATTGAGTAGCATTGTACCTACTTTGGCCACTTATCAGGTAACTGAAGATGTTAAGACAAAGGCAAAAGACGAAGCTCAAGCAGTTGAAGATTACGAAACTAACAAAAAGTCATTTAACGATTTAATTAAAAACGAAAAAATACCTGAAGGTGCTAGTCCATTTTACTACAACAAAATGATGGAATTAGACCTGCAAAGTAAAGCTAGATTATTTAAAAAGAAATTTGATGAATATTATGCAGATAATGATTTATCCAATGCTTTGAATCCGGATGCTTTTGGTGAAGCTTATGAAGAACAATTAAAAGCTTTTTATAAAGAACAAGGATTAGATAAATATGATGCGTTAGCATTAAACAATTCTTTTTTTAATACTACTTCAGCTTTTAGAAATGAGAGATACCAACAACACTCAGCTAAAATTATGGAGAATATTAAAAAGCAAACTGAGAATAGTTTTACTCATAATGTTTCAGGTACAATTATTGATGGCCAAGATGATGAAAAAACAGCAGAAGAAGTTTTAACAAGTCTTAAAGGTTTAACTGATGGTTTAATCGGAGTTGGAACAAATAAAGGTAGGGCTAACGATTTATTTATAATGGGATTAAATAAATACATTGACACAGTAAATGATGATGAAGGTTTTGCTTTTGCTGGAGACATACTTGAAGAATTAAAAACATTTCAATTAGGCACAGGAGCTTTTGGTGGTTCAGCAGAAGGTTCGAGTTTAATTCAAGAAATGGAATTAGAATTATCATCTAAGCATTTATCTTTTTTAGAAGGAAATGAAAAAAAGAAAAAAGTTATAAATGAATTTAGAAAAGAAAAACTTAACGATGATTATTGGGCTGAAGTAGAAAATAAAGGTGAGGAATTTGATATTCAAGAATTAATTGGCCAAACATTAGATGGTGGCAAAAATAGATTTAGTGCAGAAGAAAAAAGTAGTTTAAAGATTATTCATAATGCAGTAGAAAAAGCAGAATCAGTTACAGTAAATGATGATGATGCTATTCAGCAATTAACGAAATTATTAGATACTGATATTTATGCAGTTAAGGATAAATTAAATGAATTACTGGATGATGGAAAATTAACAATTCAAACTTATAGAGACTTTTATAAATTAAGTAATTCTTATAATCTTATTAAAAATAATATTTATTTCGTAAATAGTCTTTCTTATCAAAATTATCTTAATGTTTTTAAAGATATAGATATTAGTGAAATGCCTATAATGAAATCTGAATTACCTTTAATTAAACTAAAATTTCAAAAAGATTTGTGGCAATGGTTTCAAGAAAATAAAACAAAATATTCAGGAAGAGAATTACAAAAACAATTAGATTTAGAAGCTGAAGCTACAATGGGAACAATACTTTCAAAAAGTTTAGTTATTCGTGAAAGTGAAGAGCTTCAAAAAGCTTTTAGTAAATATGGATTAACAATAAATATACAATAATGGCAAAAGAAATAGTAAGAGATGGTAAAAGAGGTGTCTTCAAAGATGATGCTACTGAAGAAGAAATAAACGCATACTTTGAAAGCTTAAAAGAACCTGAAGTACCTAAACCTGACGAAGAAAAAGAAGAAGGTAAAAGAGGAATATTAAAAGACGTACCAGTTCAAATTATGGGTGGCGTTAGAGATGGAACTCAATCAACAATAGGACTATGGGAAAAAGTCAGTGAAGATTTATCTGAAAAAACCAATATTGGTGGCTGGGTATTTGGTGATGAAGCTAAAGATGGTTGGGTAGATTATCTTTCTGCTGAAGAAATGAAGCAGAGAGGAACAAAATTAATTGGCTCAGGTAAAATAGGCGAAAAAGATGCTTACCAATTACCTGAAGTAGATGAAGCTGACACAATAACAGGTGGATTAAGTAGAGGAATTGCACAGTTTTTAACTGGATGGTTTACTGGTGGTAAACTTATTAAAGGTACTGGATTAGCTGTTTCTTTAGGAAAAGGAGCTATAGCAGATGCTCAAGTATTTGACCAAGATACAGGTCGTTTTTCAGATATGATTAATACTTATGCACCTGCACTACAAAATCCATTATTTGATTACTTAGCTTCAGATGAAGATGAATCTTTTTATGAAGCAAGATTAAAGAATGTTATTGAAGGTTTAATGTTAGGCGGATTAATGGAAGGTGCAATAAGAGGCACACCTCACGTTAAAGACCAATTATTCAATACAGCTAAATATCTTAAATTAACTAGAGCAAAACTTTCAGGTAAGAAAGTTGACATTGATAAATTAAAAGAAATTGAAGAAAATTTAATACGTTCTGCTGAATTAGAAGTTACTCCGGTTGGTAAAGGAAGTGCTAAGAAATTTGCTGAAAGAATTATAAAAGAAGCTGACAGTAAAAAGACTGGTGAAGTTGTAGAGAAATTAAAAAAGATAACTTCGGCTGAAGAACTTAATGAAAAGTTAGTAGGTAGTTTTGATAATTTTATTGCATCTGTAAGAGCAGGTAAAAAAGGAATTAATTATAAAAATATAGATGACTTCTTTGATTTTGGTTTATCACCAAGAGCTTATGCAGATAGTAATTTTGGAATCATAGCTTTAGAAGCTATGCAAAGATTAATTAGAGCAGATAGAAAATTTGATAAAATTTCAGATGCTATAATTGAAAAGCAAGCATTAAATTCTGGTGGAGACATCTTACATACAAC